AGTAGATAGTAGCAAGAACCCGTTTCAATGGTTAATTCATTTAGCAAAAGCAGTAGACAGTTGGAGAATATTCCCAAGATTATTCTTAACAGTATACATTGTGTTATTATACAAGGTTGTATTATGGTATATGGCTTTAAACGCACCAAGTATGGAACAATCAGGTTTAGTATCAATAGTAGTTGGTGCTGGCGCGGCTTGGTTCGGTTTATATACCGGAACTTCCAAAAACAAAAGTTAAATAAAAACTTGCATCTACTTCAAAGATGTAGTATAATATAACCATGAGCGACTATTATAACATACTTGGAGTAGACAAAAGTGCCAATGCTGACCAATTAAAGGCGGCATATAAAAAAGCGAGTATGAAACATCACCCTGATAGAGGTGGTAGTGAAGACGAATTCAAAAAGATCAACGAAGCATACACAACTCTAAAAGATCCACAAAAAAGACAACAGTACGACAACCCAAACCAATTTCAATTTAATACATCTGGGTTTAGTTTTAATAACGAAGATATACCTGATAATGTAGCAGACCTTTTTGCAAGTATGTTTGGTAGACCAGGTGGTATGCACAAACCTAGAACAAGGGGATCCGATATACGTTTACAAATGCCAATGACACTAGAAGAAATTGCTAGTGGTATAAACAAAACAATTAGTGTTAACATAGCAGGCAAGGATGAAGTATTAAATATTACTATACCAATGGGTATGCAAAATGGACAACAAGTTAGATACAAAGGAAAAGGTAATCCTGGTCCTGTTGAAAGAGGAGATTTATATATTGTTGTAAAGCAATTACCTCACAAAGTATTTGAACGTAATAATAACGACATTTATAGTATGCAAGAAATAAGTGTATGGCAAGCAATGATTGGAGCAGAATATTCGCTAGAAACAGTGAATAATAAAAAGATCAAATATAAGGTAAATCCGGGCAGTCAGCCAGAAACCCGCATAAAACTAGCCAATCAAGGTATTAATGGCGGACATCACTATGTTATTCTTCATGTTTCGGTACCAAAAGACTTGACAGAATCGCAAAAACAAGTTATATTAAGTATTATGAATGGTAAAATATGAAACTAACAGATAACATATTAAACATTATTACACAACCTGTGGTATTTGATACTATGGAAGATAAAATAGAGAACGAACGTTTATCTGTGATTATGTTTGGATTCATGAGAGAATCAAATGGTATTGGTTTAGCGGCAAATCAGGTAGGAATAGATACTAGTTTATTTGTTACATTTACCGAAGGCAAGTATACTGCATTTTTTAATCCAGTATTATTAGAATGGAGTGATAGATTAGTTAAGTTCGATGAAGGGTGTTTAAGTTTCAAAGGCGAAAGTCTTATTGTAGAAAGACCTGAGTGGATTAAACTTGAATGGCAAGATCACAAAGGAAACAAAAGTAAAAAAATATTACATGGAATTAATGCTAGAGTATGTTTACACGAATATGATCATTTAAAAGGCATTACATTTCATCAACGAATAGACAATACAAATATACCGGAAGAGTTATTATATGTTACGACCTAATCCAGAAATAGAATTAATTGTAGAAAAGGCTAGTGAATTTGCCGCCAAATACGGACACAGTTATGTTACTGTTGAACATTTATCACTTGCATTAATTAACTACAAAAACTTTAGAATTATGCTTGAAGAGTTTGGTGCTGACTTTCAAGGACTTAATGATGCATTTGTTAAGTATCTTACTGACAACGAATTTGGTAAAAAAGCAAAAAAAGGTGAAGAAGTTAGACTTCTTAGAACACACGCATTAGAAAGAGTTTTTAATAGAGCATATACTCAAGTACTATTTGGTGGTAGAGAACATATGCAAACTATAGATATCTTTCTAAGTATCTATGCAGAAGAAAAAGGCTATTCAATATACTTGTTTAAAAAGTTTGGTGTTAATAAAAAAGATTTAGTTGAATTCTTCAACGAAACATATGTACATGATAATCCATATAGTGGAGAACTAGGCAGAGAAGATGCCGAACGTACACTAACAGAGTATTGTACAGATTTAAACAAACTAGCAGAAAAAGGCGAAGTTGATCCTGTAATTGGTAGACAACAAGAAATTGATGAACTATGTCAGATACTAGGTAAAAGAAACAAAAGTAACGTATTACTAGTAGGTGATCCTGGTGTTGGTAAAACTGCCATTGCAGAAGGACTAGCAGGTAAAATTGTTGCTGGCGAAGTTCCACAATATTTAAAAGAAGCAACAATTTATAGTTTAGATATTGGTGGTCTAGTTGCAGGTTCTAAATATAGAGGCGAGTTCGAAGAAAAAATTAAAGATGTATTTGAAAGTTTACAAGCAAAGCCAGGTAGCATTGTGTTTATCGATGAAGCACATACAATGAGAGGTGCAGGCTCTACAAGTGGTAGTGGCCCTGATTTTGCACAAATGGTTAAGCCTTATATTACCAGAGGACTAAGAGTTATTGCAAGTACAACTTGGGAAGAATACAATACAAGTTTTGAAAAAGATAGAGCATTAATGAGAAGGTTTTATAGACTTACTATTGATGAGCCAACTCCGGCAGTTGCAAAAGATATTTTAGTTGGACTTAAAAAATATTTTGAAGAATACCATACTGCTAAAATTACAAAAAATGCTATCGAATCGGCAGTTGATTTAAGTGTAAGATATCAAACAGACAAGAGATTGCCTGATAAAGCAATTGATTTAATTGATAGTGCTTGTGCTAAACAAAGACTATTAAACAGAAGTAATTTTACAATTAACAAGCCAAACATACTAGAAGAATTAAGTAAAGCAGTTAAGATTCCTGTTGATCAATTAGGTAGTGCTAGTAGTGGTGTTAAAGTAGAAGAGAATTTAGAAACAATCGAAGGTAAAATTAAAACAGGATTGTATGGACAAGACAAAGCAGTTGATACAATTATGGATAGAGTTACAGTAACAAGAGCAGGACTTAAATCACATAGTAAACCTGTTGGAAGTTATTTGCTAGTAGGACCTACAGGTACTGGTAAAACAGAACTTGCTAAACTATTAAGCGAAAACTTACATATGAAACTTCTACGTTTTGATATGGGCGAGTATCAAGAGAAACATACAGTTGCAAGACTGATTGGTGCACCTCCAGGATATGTAGGATACGAAGATGGTAATCTAGGTGGAGGTTTACTTGTAAGTCAAGTAGAGAAAGATCCTAATGCCATTATATTGTTTGATGAGATTGAAAAAGCACACCCAGATGTAACAAACGTATTGTTAAGTTTAATGGACGAAGGATTTATTACAAGTACAAATGGTAAAAAAGCAGATGCTAGAAACTGTATTGTATTAATGACAAGTAACTTAGGTGCAAAAGAATCTGAGAAGAGAGGAATTGGGTTTGGTGCTAGTGAAGAAAATACAGAAGCAAGTACTGAAGAAGTTAAAAAGTTTTTTGCTCCTGAATTTAGAAACAGATTAGACGGTACTATTAAGTTTAATAAACTTGATAAGAGTATTATGCGTAAAATTGTTATTAAGTTTATTGATGAGATAAATGAACTAATGATTGAAAAAGGTTTACACATTACTATTAGCGAAAGTGCAGTAGAAGAACTTGCTAAAAAAGGATACGAACCTAGTATGGGTGCAAGACCTTTAAAACGTGTAATTGAAAATGAAATTAAGATACCGTTATCTAAGTCTATTATCAAAGACAAGCCAATTGCAGGAACTAATATTATATTAAAATACGAAGATGATAAGTTTTCTTTTGAATACAAACCAGAAGAAGTTATTGTCGACAAGTTAGCACCTAATCCCGGTGTTGACGAAGATGGCTTAATAGTTTTAGACCAATTCAAACCAAAAGTACAATAGACATATTTCATTAAGATAAGTATTAGTATGACTAGTACTAGTGAAAGATTATTCTATAATCAGTATCAATACCGCATTAGATTTATGTTAAGACGAGGCGGATCATTGTTACGAAGTATCTATCGATATAAAGACGTAAATCATATACTATCTACACTCGATGATTTTAGAAATAGAGAACTTGAGTACAAAAATACTTCTTCTGGTTTTCATTCAAATGGAGACAGTCTTTGGACTTTAGATAACAAAGAAGTTGAAGATTTATTATCTTTGTTTGTGTATAGAGAAAATTTTGATAATCTAGGCAAAGTTAGAGTCGAATGTCCTAATGTAGACTTTTATTCTAATAATGAAGATTATATAAAACGTGCTGAAGATATTGGTATAGAAAATTTAGAAATTACTAGGAGTCTTACTGAAGAGCCTAATACTATTATTACTGAAAAACTACCATATGGTGTATACAATTTAAAGTGTATGACAAAATATTGTTGGGTAGCAGATGATGTTGTAGTAGCATTATTAAATTATCAAGACTCTGGAGAAATTAAGTTTCCATGGACTTGGGAAACAAGAAGAATGTATACAAATCACAACAATGTATATAGACAAGAAAAACCCTTGCCAGAGTACATTTATGCTTTAAACGAAGATAGCCTTACTATGCTTGGCTTAATAGCAGGTAACGTAATTAATACAATATACTCTTACAAGATAGCATAAATAGTTACATAATTAGGAATATAACATGACAACAACATTAATCACAACTACAACACATGGTGCCCCAAATGGTAATTATGATGGATCAGCAACTTCATTTTTTAGTGAAAAGAGTGCAGGTGATGGTTATTACGGATATACAGATGGTGTACACACTATTGCAGGATTTCCAAATGCATTTGTTGGAACTATTACATTCCAAGGAACATTAGCACAAGATCCAGCATCAACTGATTGGTTTGATATTCCAGGTATCACAATTGGTAATGGTGCAACTACAGTCAGCGATGCAGTAACAGGTAACTTCACAGGTAACTTTGTTTGGATTAGAGCTAAAGTAGAAAACTTCACAGCCGGAACAATCACAAAAGTACAATTCAATTATTAAGGATTTCAATTGTCTCAAGAACATAAGTTTAATGAAACAGAGACTTCATTAATCAAAAATAGCCACGTTAGTTTTATGATACCATGTTATGGTGGTGCTGTCTTTGAAAATTTCTTTGTCAGTTTTAGTAGACATATTATTAATATGAATGGAAACGGTTTAAGATTTTCATTAGAAACTATTGCTAACGAAAGTTTAGTTACTAGAGCAAGAAACAATCTTGTTGCAAAAGCAATGGCAAATCCATTAGCAACACATCTAATGTTTATTGATGCTGATATTGGATTTGAAACACAAGATGTTTATAAATTAGTAGCCGCTGATAAAGATGTTATAGGTGGCTTATACCCTAAAAAGAATTATCCAGTACAATATGTAATTAATACTATACCAGGTGAAGAACAACGAGAATCAGGCATACAAGAAGTACACGATATTGGTACTGGCTTTTTATTAATAAAAAGACACGTTATAGAAATGATGTTTCAACGTTATACAGATTTAAAGTATAAAAATTCTTTGAATCTGAATACTAAATTTGAGCCATTTATGTATGCCCTATTTGATACTTGGTTATTACCCGATGGCAACTATTTAAGTGAAGATTATACATTCTGTAAACGTTGGAAAGATATGGGCGGTAAGATATTTGCACATAATGACGTTAGACTAGGGCATTCTGGTTATCATACGTTCCGTTAGCATTCACATAAATACACTATATAGGAGCAAGTATGAATCATTTAGTAGTTTATCCAGGTAGATTTCACCCTTTTCATAAGGGTCATGCTAGTGTATATAATACATTAGTAAAGAAATTTGGTGCGGATAAAGTATTCATATCAACAAGTGATAAAGTTGTTCCACCTAAAAGTCCTTTCTCATTTGAAGAAAAGAAAAAGATGATGATGCTTACAGGTGTTCCTGAAAGTGCTATTATCCAAACTAAAAATCCATACCAAGCACAAGAACTTGTTTCAAAGTATGATCCTGCAAATACTATATTAATGTTTGCAGTGAGTGATAAGGATATGGCTGAAGATCCACGTTTTACATTCCAACCTAAAAAAGATGGTAGCCCTAGTTACTTTCAAAAAGCAGGAAAGGATATGCAGTCATTAGATAAGCATGGATATATTGTTGCAGTACCTACTTTAAGTTTTAAAGTATTAGGTAAGCCAATGAAAAGTGCAACAGAATTTAGAAGTAATTTTGCAAAAGCAGATACTGACACACAGGAAAAAATGATTACAGATTTATTTGGCAAATATGATCCTAGTGTACACGAATTAATGACAGCCAAAATCACAGAATATGATACTAAAGGTTTTAAGTTAATAAAGGATAAAGACTTACCAAACTTAAAAGTTCCAAATAAACCATCTCGCCGTATGAAATCACAAGGTATAGCAGATTTATATAAAAAGTATCCTTATAAAAAAGTTCCAGAAGCCGCAGGTGTTGGTATTGTTACAAAACAAAACGCAACTAAAGATAGCCCTGTAGGCAGTGAATATGACAATGTAAAGAAATTAAAATTAAGTAGTAAAAATAAGAAGCCATACATTTCTAGAATGATGGAAGTAACAAAAGCAATAAAAGAGTTAAAAGAAGCAAAGGCGCTAACAGTTCAGGATTCCATGAAGATCAATAGTAAACTAGAACAGTTGAAAGCAGTAGTTCAAATACATAACAACACAAAGATTGTTGAAAGCCTGTATGCATTAGATAATGAAGACATTATGAATAGTGAAGTACTTGTTCAAGGTGTTGGTCGTTATACAATTAAGACACTAATGATGGACGTACACAACAAGTTAAAAGACTTGGCTAGTGAGGCAGGTAAAAATGAACCAACTAATTTTAAAAATATCAAAGATAGATTAGATAGTGGAATATTGCAGTTAATGGTTAAGTCGTTAGAAGATGCTTTTAATCAGATTGAAAATACTAGACGTGCAGGTGGAAAAGCCAGCCGTGGCATTCCTAAAAATGTTTTTGATAATTTTGAAAACAATTTAAGGGAATCATGGCAAAAAAGAAAATTGACGAAAAACAATACTGGACAAAGATAAAAAAGAAGTCGCCTAAATACCCAGACTTTACTTGTCCTAGTGTAGACGATATACTAGAACGTATTGCAAAAGTACAAAGTAAACAAAAATTATCACAGTGGCAACACAAATTGATAATAAAGAGAATGGAAGAGTTAAGAACAGACAATGAACAGTTGAGAGAAAGTGGCAGATATTGGCACGACACTTGTAAAACAACAGTTGAAGATATGTTTGACCTTAACAAAGAAAGTAAATGGAAGAAGAAATAATGTCCTATTCGTGGTTAAGAGAATATTCAAATGATAGCGTACCTGTTACACAAGGTGACTTGAATAAACTTGAAGATTATGCTGACAAGTTATTTTCTAAAGTTGGTGTAGACGTAGAGTTTACTAGACACTTTCTTGATAGAGTAAATGATACTCGTAACCAAAAACAAATTAATGTTGCAGAACTTATTAGAATCTTTAAGCAAGAGTACAAGTACTATGGCAAAAAGATTGCACAACTAGGTCCAGATGCAGAAGCAGTAATGAAAGATATGAGAACAGATGTTAACATACCATTTGCTTTACGTTGGGACAGTGCTAATAACGAACTAGATCTCATTGCTAAAACTGTAATGCGTAAGAAAGATTTTAAAACTAGTAATCCTGAATTTGCAGTAGAAGAATTTAGTTGGACTGAAGCAGAAGAAAATAACACTAAAGAATGGCAAAAGATGTATGGCGATTATGCAGAGACAAACATCTTTGAAGAACTAGCACCCGAGTCTGAATTATATGTAGATATGGACGGCGTACTTGCAGACTTCTTTGGTGAGTGGGCTAAACTAATGGGTGTGGACAGTTGGCGTAATATTAAAGATATTGATTCAGCATTAAACAAAATTAAACAACAGCCTAATTTTTGGATTAACTTACCAATGACAAGTAATGCATTACAATTATTAAGTGCCATTAAAGCATATAAAGGCAAATACAATATATTAAGTGCTCCATTAGCCGGCGATAAAAACAGTGTCCCTCAAAAGAAAGAATGGATTAAAAAGAATTTAAGTTCTTTCCCACCACAAAAAATTATTATAGATCCTAACAAATCTAAATATGCTAAACAACCAAACGGAACACCAAACGGTTTAATTGATGACTATGGTGATAATATTCGTAAATGGGAACAAGCAGGTGGTATTGCTATTAAACATAATAACAAAAACATAGATAGAACTATATCTAAATTGGATTTAGAAATTAACGAAGATCCATTCCATGATATTAGTAGATTTATTAACAGAATAACTTCACCTAAATCATACAAATATGCAGTAGAATTGTTACATAAAATTCTACAACGTAAAGAACAAGAAGATGGTAAACTAAAACATAGTTTAGGTTACTATGCTCAATCAGTAGCAAACACTATTAAGGGTGCTGATTGGCGTAATATAGTAAAATTATATATTAAGCAGTATGGTGATGAAGCCGTTATACAAGACGACGTAATAAAAGAAAACGGTATAATTACAGATCAAAATACTACTGATGACGTTAAACCGGGAGAAACACAACGACAAGCATTAAAATTTGGAAGCAAGATAGATAAAAAAGGTAGTCCGCCGTTACTACATAAATCAGCGGCGAAAAACAGTGACCCTAACACATTAAGTAATTTAGGTATAGGGAATAAATAATAAGACAAGGAGACTTGTTATGGATTATCAAGATAGAGTACAATGGATCATTGAAGAATTAGATGGTTTGTTAGAGGATTTTACAGGAAAAGAAAAACCCGGAAGTCGCCCAGGTAGTTTAAAACGCAAAGCGGCACAGTACTTAGGCAAAGGTGCTGGTGACAAGTTAAGTAAAACAGATTTAAAAAACCTTAGAGCTAAAGCAAATCATTTAAAAAAGAGCTCTAAAAAAAGTGAGAGAGACAGAGGCAACCAATTAGCAAAGCAAGTTAATTTTGCATATAACTTTAAGGTAGCCGAAGATACAAAACAATGAGATTATTTGAATTAGAACAAAAAGCATTAACAGAAGAACAGTTTGATGAAGCGGCTGGTAAAAAAGACGCTTGTTATCACAAAGTTAAATCACGTTACAAAGTATGGCCTTCAGCATATGCCAGCGGTGCACTAGTTAAGTGTAGAAAAGTTGGTGCGGCTAATTGGGGCAAAAGTAAGTCGAAGTAATGAGAGCAGTTGAATTTATCAGTGAAGACCTAAGAGCATGGTTCGGCAAAGGTAAAAAAGGCGGTGCTGGTGGAGGTGGCTGGGATCGTTATAATACTAAAGGCGAACGTATAGGTAAGTGTGGTGACAGAAAGCCTGGTGAAGGTAAACCTAAATGCTTATCTAAATCACGTGCGGCTAGTTTAAGAGCCAAGGGTGGTAAAAAAGCAATAGCGGCGGCTGTTAACAAAAAACGTAGAAACGATCCTAAAAAGAACCGCAAAGGTAAAGCAAAGAATGTTTCTAATACAGTAAAAAAATAAAGTTCTTGACTTTACAATCAAAATTATGTAGTATACAAACATAAGGAAATCAATATATTCATGGCACACAAAGACGACAAAACTACTAAAAACGGTAAAAAGATAGACTGGATCCCTAACCGTCCAAAAGCACCTAATTACTATAAACACAGATTTATTAATGATGGAGTTACTGCATGGCAAATGCCTGACCCATCACAAGAAGATATTTGGTGTGAGTTACAATTACAAGCCATTGGTGACTTTGCTCCATTAGACATAAGAATAGATGAAAAATTACTTAAACAAGAGTTAAAACAATACGAAGATAAATGGGTACCTTACTTAAGACGTGAAGGGGTTACTAATGATAGAGAAGGATTATTGTTAGTAGGTGCTGAAGGAGATTCAGTAGGAGATAGTTTAAGTATGCCTGAAGTTAGAAAACGTTTAGGCGAAATACCAGGTAAACGTCTTTTAGAAAAAGATTTATGTTACCCAACAGAAGCATTTCATAATTTAACTGCCTTATACCCAATAACAAAATATTTTGACAAGTTGGGCAGATCCATGTTAGTAAAATTAAACAAGGGCGGCTGGTTCCCACCACATAGAGATACACCCCAATTAAGTAGAGATTGTTTTAGAGTAGTAGGATTCTTAAGTAGAACTTGTGGGCATGGTGGATTTATGTGGGAGCATGATTATAGACCTGTACAAATCGAACCAATGCGTTGTTATTATGCTGACACAAGAAAAACACACAGAACCGCGGCATTCGACGATGATATTATTCATTTAGTTTTAAACATTCCTAAAACTTGGGAAAATGTATTAAAATTATTGAGTCTAACCGAACATCATTAATTACATAAATACTAATATGAAAATCTGGGAAATAACATCAATAGACGATAGTGTAAATGAAGAAGCAACACCGGGTGCTACAGATAGTAGTGCAATGGCTGGAGCGGCTGTGGCATTTCCATTGTTTGGCGACCCTAAAAAGGCTCGTAAAGCAGTAGATCCATACGGATACACAACGCCTAAAGGCAAAAAGAAGACTAAATTCCCACCATACACTAAAAAAGTTAAATCAATATTTGCATAATAACACTGTTTAATACAGTGTACTAACTTCTATTGGTATAATATAAGATAGTTTATTTGTTCAGAATGAATAAATACAACATAGTATAAAGAAATTGGAGTTATTATGAGAGCAAAACACTTTAAAAATAAAATAAATGAAGATGTGTCCTCTGACGCCAAATTAATGGAATTAGACCACGAAGTAAACATGGCAAAAAGCGATTTATATAAAATTGCCAAGTATGCTATTGAACTTCACAAAATCTTACAAAACGTATCCGAAGAACAAGGCCTTGAAGGCTGGGTACAGGCAAAAATTACAAAAGCGGCAGACTATATGAGTAGTGTTAAACACCACTTAGAATATAAGGAACCAGGTGATGATGTTGAAATCGTTGCGGTACCTGCCGAACAACCTCAGGCTGAAATGCCAACTATTCAACCATCAGAGTCAATTAAGGAAAAGTAATATGTCAGACGATTTTGCAACACTAGTATCTAAACTTAATGAAATGTCAGAAGATAATTATCAAACAGAAGAAGTAACAAAACAAGTTGTTACTGAATCTGCAGATGATATGCGTGGCATATTAGATAAATTTAATACAGTTACAGAATCTAACATATTAGCACAAAAAGGCAATGTCAAAATGGTAATGACTGAAAGTCATACAGACCATTTTAATGTTGATGTTATGATCGATGATGATGTTGTTGCTAGTGGTCAATATGACAGACTAGATAATGCATATACAATTGATAATGATGACTTTACTAGTGCTGACGAAGTAGTAGAAGCATTCGCACAAACGGCACATGAAGAAGGCAAAGAGTTTAAAGAATCAGAAGTTGTAGCAGAAGCAACACCTGATGAAGCCTATGTTCATAATATGTTTGAAAAAGCATCAGCAATGATTAATTCATTGGAAAAAGTATTTAGACAAGATGGTTTAATGATGAAGAAGATTGATGCTATTGGTGGTGACACTAGTTGTTGCAATCGTATAGCAGAAGCTCTGTCAGATGCATATGAATCATTAGAAGATGGTCACTATGATGCAATGGCACATATTCATAACGAAAGTAAATTAAAAGCAGAATTAGAGGCGGCTTTAAATGAAAAGCCTGTAGAAGAAGAAAAGAAAAACTGCGGTTGCGGACAAGATCCGTGTGTAACATACGGTGAGGAAAAAAGCAATGAAAGTGAATGATATTAATTCTAATAAATTAGAATCTCGCAAATTTTACAGTGAAGAAGAACTAGTAGAATTATTTGGTATAGGTGGTAGCAAACCATCAACTGTTAAACAAAGCGATGCTTTTAAAGTTTTACAGAATATTGAAGCGAGAAAATCAGGAACACATCCTGTAAAATTCAGTGATGGTTACACAGTTGATATTGATCCAATAATTGCAAAAAAAGTTAATGCCTGGATAGCAAAAAGAGATAAGAAAGATCAAGCAGGTGCAGAAGGTTTAGTACGCAGTTGGGAAGGCTTTCAAAAAATTGCTAAAGTATTAGGTATACAAGATAAACTTCCAGTTCCAAAAACTGTTGAAGATACAAACGAAGAATTAAATGCTATTTTATCATTAGCAGGTGTTAGCACAATGACACCAGTACAGGCGATTGTTGCAGAATCTAAAGAAGAAGTAACAGAAATGAACAAGTATGGTATTTCGGCTGTACATAAAGGCGGAAAGTTTTATGCATTTAGACATGGTAAAATGGTCGGTGGACCTTTTGATACTATGCAAGAGTTACAAGACTTCCAACTAAAAAGTATTGAAAACGAATCATATGATATGACACCAGGTGGTCAAGTTGAGTATGAATTTACAAAAGCAGATTTCCTTGCTAACGAAGATGAAAATATGCACACTGAAAATGCAATGGAACTTGTAGTGAAGTTTGGTACTGAAGAAGAAATTAAACGCATGGAAATGATTATGACTGCACACAATACACGTGGTCACATTGAGCCTGCAGAACAAGAAGAACGTGATAGTTATATTAGAAAATACTATCCAATGCTAGAAGACACTGTAGAAGAAGTAGCAAGTCCAGAAGAACAAGGACAGCCAAGCAGTGTTGCTATGGATACATTAAGATTGATTGTAACTAACAAACAAAATATGCCAGTTAAGTTTGCAGATGGTCAAATGAAAGTTGACTTATATACTGCAAGTGCTATTACACAAGTATACGATAAAGTTAACGACGCTAATAAACAAAAGATGCTTAATATGTTAGGTACTAAAGAAGGTATGGTTAAATTAACTAACCTTGTGTTTGGTATGCTAAACAAAAAAGAAAGCATAGGCGAAGGACTAGAAAAAGATTTAGTTGATATGTATAAAGGCGACGGTGAAGCGGGTCTTGCCGATTACGTTATTAACCATTTAGGTATGACTGAAAAGCGATTTGAAGAAGAATTTGAAAAAGCCGGAAGTGCAATGCAGTTTATTAAAAACTATGTAACGAAGAAACACTTTCCTCAAGCGAAGACAAGTGAAGGTAAGAGTCCACATAAAAAAGGTACTGCAAAGTATAAGAAGCATATGGCGGCAATGCACGCCGAAAGTTTAGAAATTTCCGAAGATGCATACAATCGTATTGAAGCATTTAGAGATAGCAGATTACAAGAACTATCATCTACAGAAGCAGATGAAGTTAAAGGAATATTAGAAGACTTTGAAAAAGACGAAGTTAAAGTAATATTAGACAAACATGATGTTAAAAGCATAGACGATATAGAACTTGGTTCTGAAGTTTATGAAGAATTATTTGCATATTATATGGATTCAGGTGAAATGCCATACGGTGTTATGAAAGCCAGAGATGGTATGCCAGATGAATGGATTGCAGATAGATTAGACGACTTAGGTCTTTTAGAACAAAATATTGAAAGCAATAACGTATTTAATAATTTACAAAATGTAAAAAGAGCAAGTGAAGCCTGCGGTGCAGAACATTCCCCAAAGAAGAAAAAGACAGAAGGATACGCAGTTCTTCCTCCAATGCCTGAGAAGTATGTAGCAAGAGATGGACTAGAAGGTCCTATTATGACACGTTCAGGTAAAGTTGTTTACTACGATAACGTAGAAGGCAAGTATTATGATCCAGATACAGATATGTATCTAACATATGACGAATGGAAAGCATTCGATCCAGAATTACCAATTAAACAGGAAGATGAAGTTATGGAAAAAATGACTGTAACAATGGCAGACATGAAAGCGAATACTAAAGCATATCAAAATCTTTTACAAGGTGACGACAAGTATGTTGCTGATAAAGAATTAATGAAACATATTTTAGCAAATGGTGGCAGAGAAAAGTTAGCCGCAAGTTGCAATTATGAGAGTGCTGAATTAGATCGTTTAAAACATCTGTCAGGACTATAATAAGTGTCCTTTAAGGATCCAAGAACTAGCTCTATGAATAACTGTCAAAATTGCGGACATCAATCACATTGCGGAACTTCGCTTTGGAAAGAAGTAACAGACTACCCAATAGAGCAACAAACCGAATACAGACAAATTGAAGTTTGTAAACATTGTAGATGTAAAGAATGCTCACCGAACGACAACAAAAAATCTTAAACAAAACCTCTCCTACACTCGTCATTAAAAATTTTATATCTGAACCAGAGCAGATACACTTACTAAACATACACAAAGATAGACCAGATTCCGAAAAAGTATTTAAGAATACAGGACCTATTGCTAGTAAGTTACCACATAAAGACGACGGACATTTCCAAAACATAATGAGTAGAGTTGAAGATGTACTTCATACAAAAGTAAAACCATTCGGTGGTAATTACTTTACTGTACGACATCCTCATATACTACACAATGATGTACCACACGACCATAATATTATCCCTGGTAAGTGTATAGTATTGCCATTGGAAAAAGTATATACACGATATCAATTCCCTATGTTAGATGATGCACAGTTTTATGTCTTTGATCAAATGTATTTTGACCGTCCGGTTAAATGTTTCAAGAATAAAGAATCAGCAAGAAAGTATGAGAAAGGTAATGAACCTATATTTTCATATGAAGATGTTTATAACTTACATGAAGACAATAGACTACCTGATACAAAAACAGGACATATGAAAGATGAGTGGCTAGAAGGATTTAGTGTTGAATCTGTTTGTAATTGGGTACCAGGTGATGCTATTATATTTGATTGTGCTAGATTACATTGTGCAAGTAATTTTATGGATAACGGTATAGAAGAAAAAACCGGATTAAGTATCTTCACAGAGTACGCATAATGATATTCACGTTTGGAGATAGTTGGACTGCAAAATGGCAAACTTATAGACCATGGCCCGAACTATTAGATAAGCCTAGTAAAAACTTTGCGGCGGCTGGTTCAAGTAATAGACAAATACTCGACCAAGTATGTGAAGCAAGTTTAGATTATCCAGACGAAGAAGTAGAAGCAATTATAGTTGCATTTACAAGTATTAATAGAATGACGGTTAATATCAGTGTTAATAGTGAATTGTGTATATCACAACATCCAGATCCGTGGTATGCAGATGTACAACAAAGAGTATTTAATGATGGAGTAACATTAAAAAATGTTATGGAATATTCATTATACAACTTTCACGCAATCGAATGCGTGGCAAAACAAACTTGGGATTGTGACGTGTATTTTATACCTGTCTTTGAAGATGATGATTATTGGAGAAAACAAAACTACTTACAATATAGCCTAATAAACTTATTGCACTTCGAAGAAAAACAAAAGTATTTCATGTATAATTGTCCTGTGTATGAATTAGGGTATATGCAAGATCCTAATGAACTTGGACAAGCATGGTTAGATAAGAACTGTGATAGTAATTGGCGTAAAGCACACTTTGAAAGAAGCGATTATACTTTAAATAGTAACTTATTTGACAGTACACAACACCCCAATCAACAAGGACACGAGATACTAGCAAAATATTTTAATAAAGTTTTGAGCTAAATACTAATATGAAATACAAAGATATATTACCAGTCAATGAAGGTGTGCAATATCACCAAACAAATAAGATCCCGCTTCACGAATCAATTTTTCGTTTAGGCAGTGACGAATACTTTCAAATGTTTAGAGATGCAAGGAAACTATATGCAGAAGGTAAGTTGAAAGACTTACATCCATATGATGAAGAAATACTTCGCGATACATTGCTTGGAGAGTGGGAACAGTTAAGAATAGGTAATGTACCTTTAGATATGATTATTAGCGAAGAGAATCATCAAGCATTCTTAGAAGCAGAGTATCAAGGCAAAAAAGTAAGTTTAAATAAACCTAAACGTGGTGGCAGTAAAAAGTTTTATGTGTATACAAAAAACAAAAAAGGTAATGTTATTAAAGTATCCTTTGGTGCCGACAGTGGCGGTGGAAAATTAGCAGTTAAATTACGAGATCCAAAAGCGAGAAAAGCCTTTGCAGATAGACATAACTGCGATCAAAAGAACGACAAGACTAAAGCAGGTTATTGGAGTTGCCGTTTACCACGTTATGCAAAAAGTTTAGGATTAAGTGGTGGCGGAACTTGGTGGTAATGCTTTTCCTTTTGTAGAGGAAAACCTTTCAAAAAATAGACGAATTAGAATGTTCCCAGAAACTGTTTGGGAAGATGATTTAGTATGGCACAGAGATGCAGAAAACCGTACTGTAAAAGTTCTTAGTAGTAATGGCTGGAAATTGCAAATGGACGACCAACTACCTAAAGAACTAGTAATAGGCGAGACTCATTACATACCTAAAAACACTTATCACAGAATTATTAAAGGCATAGGTGAATTAATTGTAGAAATAGTAACTAAATGACACCGACATATTGTGCATATGCTTTTAATAAATCTATACACTATGATGTAAAAGAACGTGTTGCACCTTGTTGTCAATTTAGAAGTGATAATGATCCAATAGGATTATCTCCTAAAGAGTACTACGATAGCGATTTTCTAAAAAATATAAAACAGTTGATGACAGAGGGCAAGCCTGTTAATGGTTGCGAACGTTGTTATCATCACGAAGAACTTGGTGCTCAAAGTCTACGTCAGGTAGTAAATAAGAATCAAAAAACAAAATTACATTTAACTTATAGTAATATATGTAATAAAAGTTGTAATGTTTGTAGACCACAACGAAGTCATCTTGTTGCTAACGAATATAAAAAAGTATTAGAACAAGAGAGTAATAATAAATGGCTTAATAATAGGTTTGAAAATCAACCTATGACTAAAAAAATGATTACTAATGGTAACATTAAACTAGAATCTTTAGTAAGTAAAATTGATAATAAATTTTTAGACGAAGTAATTCATCATGTAGATACAATTGAACTAGACGGTGGTGAACCTTTTATGCACCCTGAGTTATCTGGTATATTACAACAAATAATCGATGCCGGATACAATAAAAAGATTCATATAATTGTTTCAACTAATGGAAGTGTAACTAAAGAATATTTAAGACAGTTATGTTCATTTAAGTCTGTGAAAGTTCGTTTTAGTGTAGACGGTATAAATGGATTATATGAAGTAGTAAGACCACCCCACAAATGGGAATGGTTTACTGAACGAGCAGATTTAGTTAAAAGTTATAGTCATATAAAAAGAGGTCTTAATTGTGTTATTCATGTTTTTAATATACATCAGTTACCAGATATTATTGAATACTGCATAGCAGAAGGCATGAACTATACTATAACTCCTTTAGCCGGACAAAGTTATTTGTCGGGTGCCTTAGTGCCCAGCCATGTTATACAAGATGTTTGTAAAAAATTAGATAATTTAAATGCAGATCCTGTTAAAATTCAGAACATAATAACTCATTTAAAAGTACTTGATGCTAAAGTTGTAGACTCCATTTGGATTGATATGTTTAAAGAGTATGTAAGTACATTTAAACGTATACACAATAGAGATTTTCAGAAGCATATTAGTTGGGATCTGACATTACAATTAAATGATAAATAGTTTATATTATAGGAATACACAATGAGAGCAAGACAGTTTTTAAAAGAATATACAGATTTAGGTACTGCTAAAGCAGAAATACTTAAAAGTATTAATGCCATTGATCCGGACACAAAAGATGAAGATGCCCGTGAGAAAGCAGAAAAAGTATTAGATAAGATTTACACTGTTCTTAATAAAAACTCAGTGCTAGACAGATTCACAACAGTACTACCATCCATACTTAAAGATGAATACAATGACACACAAGTAATGAAAATTGCTGGTGAAATTGCCAAGGCTCCGTTATCCTATGCTGAAAAAATGAAGTTCACAGAAAATCTAGCAAGTGATAAAGTTATCAATTCTAAAGTATTAGTAACACCAGGTACATATACTATTGATAAATTATGTTTTGATAGTCCACTTAACAAAGAAGTATTTTTACACTTAAGAAGTTACGGTGTTGGACAACAAATGAAAGGTCCAATGGAACACGCATTGGCAATTTTAAGTTCAAGTATTAGTATTAAAGGTAAAGGTGATGTTACAGTAGGTACCACTCCTGTAGAAGTTAAAGCGGCAATTGGTGAGAAAAAAGGTTCAGGCGGTGGACGTTTTGGTGAAGCCGGTAATGTTCCAAGTAGAGAGGCAGTAATTGCCATTATACAATCATACGAATGGCTAGCAGGTCCTGTTAATGAATACCTAGAAGGACAAGCAAGTCTAAACGTTGAGAATTTTACAAAAATTGTTAATGCCACAGGTGCAGAACCAAGTGAACGTAAAAAACTTGGTGATGAGATATTTGGCAAAATCTTCCCAGGCAAATCAGGATTAATTGTTTCAGTATTCCAAAATAAAAATGCAGACCCTAATGAAGTTAGAAAAGCATATATCAAAGCAAACTTTGAATGGTATAAAGATTCAGACATGGGCGGTGCTTGGCAAGTACTAGTAGGAATTAGTATGGCAGATAACTCTGTGGGAGTTATGAAGGATTCTAGTGATTTCGATAAAGTTGCTACTGCTAAGAAGAACCCAGCAATCATTACTACTGGTAAACCAATGGAAATGTTATTCCAATTTAATCCAAAATTATCATAATTATAGGTTGACAACCAGTCAACAATATTGTATTATAGTAACAATATATCAATAATATCCAACGGATAAAGGAGTTCAAATGAGTGCAGATAAAGTATTCAATCCTGAAGAAAAAGCAAAATTGACTCAGGTAATTAATGAAGGCATTAGTGTAATGCAAGAAGTTGAAGATCTAAACGAAGGTCTTTCGGATACTGTTAAAGCGATTGCAGAAGAAATGCAAATCAAACCAGCAGTATTAAAAAAAGCAATCAGAACAGCCCACAAAGGAAACTTTCAAGAGAATGCAGATGACTATGGTAGCATGGAGAATATCCTTGCAACAGTAGGAAAAATTGGCACTACTGGATCTAACTAGTGGAAAAGATTAAAGCATTTTGGGTAAATTCATACAAAAGCGATAAAACGGCTTTTGGATTTGAATTAGTAAGTTTTGTGTTTACAGTTGGTGCAAGTTTAACTTTGGCTTTTAATGCCAGAGATCCTAATATGCTAATTGTATATCCTGGATTTTTCGTTGGGTCACTAACACAATGTTATGCAAGTGTTCGCAGAGGAGCGGCTTGGGTAACAGTATTAACATTCTACTTTAGTTGTGTAAACGTATTTGGATACGGTATCGCGGCAGGGTGGTGGTAACAAATAGAGGACAATTATGAAAGAAGGATTTAAAATCCCTTTAACTAAATTTAAAGTCAGACAAGGTGATGTTGTTTTAGAACAAGGTTGTAGTTTTGATGAAGGTGAATGGATTGAAACAACCACAGACGATTATTTTAAAGATAAACGTGTAGTATTGTTTAGTTTACCTGGAGCATTTACTCCAACGTGTACTAGTACACAGTTGCCAAGTTTTGAAGAAAACTACGAAGACATTAAGAAAATGGGCATCGATGAAATTTATTGTTGTTCAGTAAATGATACATTTGTAATGAATGCTTGGGCAGAAGTACTAGGTATTAAAAATGTAAAAGTTATTCCAGACGGTAGTGGAAACTTTACACGTTTTATGGGTATGCTTATTGGCAAAAACCATAGAGGGTTTGGAAACAGAAGTTGGCGTTATATGGCTATTATCAATGACGGTGTTATTGAAAAATGGTGGCAAGAGCCTGGTATTAATAATGATGGAACAGATGATGATCCATATATTGAAACAACACCAGAAAACGCAATAGAATATCTTAAGGCACAATAATTGTATAGGGGTGAACAATACCCCTATCACTCAGGCATATTATGGCAGAATATTATAAGGCACAAGTAATACGAGGCACACAAGAAGCAACAATTTATTTGTATGAAGAAACATATTCAAAACTAATGGAAACGGTTGACATTTTATACAAAGATGCTAAAATGGATGCAGTTGTACTAGAAATGGTAGATAAAAATGAATACGACAGAAACCGCTAAACCGCATCAGTGGATAGCATGGACAGGCACTGCAATATTATTAATTGCGGCTACAATGGCAAGTTTTAATTTATACCCATGGTACAGTTATGCATTTTGTCTAGCAAATGCAATTTGGGTATTAGTAGGTATACTATGGAAAGAAAAGAGTTTAATTGTATTAAACGCAGGACTTACTGTAATATATATCGTAGGCATAATTGAAAATTTCATCGCTCAGTAGAGCAAGTAACAAGGCTAGGTTGGCCATAACAACTAGGAAAAATATATGTACGTTGACGCACTCTTTGACAGAGACAAAGACTTAATTCAAATAGTCGAAAGAAACAAACACGGTAAACGAGAGTATCGTGATTATCCCGCAAAATATGTATTCTATTATGATGACCCAAAGGGTAAACATAAAAGTATTCACGGCAATCCTGTAAGTAGGATACAATGTCGTTCGATAAAAGATTTCCGTAGAGAAATTAAATTAGTTGGAAAAAAGCGACTTTATGAAAGCGACTTTAATCCAGTATTCCGTATATTAGAAGAAAACTATCTAGGACAAGATGCACCTAAACTGCACACTTGCTTTTTTGATATTGAGGTTGACTTCGATAAGGAACGCGGTTTCTCTCCACCTGATGATCCATTTAATCCTGTAACTGCAATCAGTTTATATTTGCAATGGACAGATCAACTTATTACGTTGGCTGTTCCACCTAAAGGAATGGACAAAGAAGAAAGTCAAAAGATATGTGACAAGTATGAAAACTGTTTCTTCTTCGAAGAAGAATCACAGTTACTTGACACATTCCTAACACTAATTGATGATGCAGATATTTTATCTGGTTGGAACAGTGAAGGTTATGATATTCCCTATCTTGTAAATAGAGTTAAACGTGTATTAAGTAAAGATGATACAAGACGTTTTTGTCTATGGGGTGCATATCCTAAACCGAGAACATTTGAACGTTTTGGTGCAGAGACACTAACGTTTGATACTATTGGTAGAGTACATATGGATTATATGCAACTTTATCGTAAGTATACATATCATGAAATGCATAGTTACTCTTTGGATGCTATTGGTGAATATGAATTAGATGAACGTAAAGTTCAATACACAGGTACACTGGATCAATTATACAATAATGACTTTGAAAAGTTTATTGATTATTCGAGACAGGATACTGCACTACTAGATAAACTAGATAAAAAACTAAGGTTTATGGAATTAAGTAGTGAACTTGCTCATGCAAATACAGTGTTACTACAAACAACAATGGGTGCGGTAGCAGTTACAGAACAAGCAATTATTAATGAAGCACATGAACGTGGACTAGTTGTACCAAGTCGTAAAAGTAGAGATGAACTTGGTAACACACAGGCGGCAGGTGCTTATGTGGCATATCCTAAAAAAGGACTACATGACTGGATTGGTAGTATTGATATCAACTCTTTGTATCCTTCGGCTATTAGAGCCCTTAATATGGGAAATGAAACTATTGTAGGGCAATTACGTCCAGACTATACAAACACACACGTTAAAGATAGTATGGCGGCTAAAAAGTCGTTTGCAGATGCTTGGGAAGGTATGTTTGGTAGTATTGAATATGAACTAGTTATGGCACAAGATATTGATAAAGAGATTGTACTCGAATGGGAAAACGGATCTCATGATGTATTAACTGGTAAAGAAATATACAAGATGATCTTCTTAGAAGGTAAACCATGGATGTTAAGTGCAAACGGTACAATATTTAATTCAGAAGTTGAAGGTGTTGTTCCTGGACTACTAGCAAGATGGTATAGAGAAAGACAAGACATACAAAAAGTAAAAGCAAGTGCAACTACACCAGAAGAAAAACAATTCTGGGATAAGCGACAACTTGTTAAGAAGATTAACTTGAACAGTTTGTATGGTGCTATTCTTAATCCTGGTTGTAGGTTCTTTGATAAACGTATTGGACAAAGTACAACACTATGTGGCAGAGCGATTGCAAAACATATGGATGCATACGTTAATGAATGTTTAACAGGCGAATATGATCACAGAGGTGAAACTATTATATATGGTGATACTGACTCTGCTTATTTTAGTGCTTGGCCCGTGCTTAAAGACAAAGTTGAAAAGGGTGAACTAGAATGGAATAAAGACGTTGCTATTAAATTGTACGATCAAATTTCGGATCAAGTGAATGTTAGTTTTCCAGAGTTTATGAAAAAGGCATTTAATTGTCCAAGAGATAACGGAAAGATTATTGTTGGTGGCAGAGAAATGGTTGCTACTAAAGGATTGTTTATTACAAAGAAAAGATATGCAGTTCTAATATATGACATGGAAGGTTATAGAACAGATACAGGAGATAGTCCGGGTAAAATTAAAGCAATGGGACTTGACCTTAAACGTTCGGATACACCTAAGATTGTACAAGATTTTTTAAGTGATGTCCTACAAGGTGTACTTACTGGATTTGGTAGAGATGAAACACTTGAAAAAGTGAAGTTATTTAAAGAAGAATTTATGTTACGCCCGGCTTGGGACAAAGGAAGTCCAAGACGTGCAAATAATATGACAAAATTTCAAGCCTTAGAAGAAAGACTTGGAAGAGCAAATATGCCAGGACACGTTAGAGCAAGTATGAACTGGAATAGATTGCGTAAAATGAACAGTGACAGGTATAGTGCTGAAATTAAAGATGGTGCTAAAGTTATTGTTTGTAAACTAAAAACAAACCCATTAGGGTATACAAGTGTCGCTTATCCAGTAGATGAACCACACTTACCTAAATGGTTTAAAGAATTACCGTTTGATGATGGTGCTATGGAAAGTACTGTTATTGACAGTAAAATTAATAATTTGTTAGATGTATTGGACTGGAATTTAACACTAGATTCCAATACTACAACAAAATTCAACGATTTATTTAGTTTTGAGTAGAAAGTACTTGACTTTGAACCTAAATACTAATATAATTGTAATATTAACTGATGGAGAATAATCTATGAAAGACTATCTAAATGACATTGTTCAGCATACACACAGTTTAGGCTTTATCGATTTGATTAAAGTAACTGGTACTGACGCTGAAACAAATATCGAAGGACTTGCCGATGACAGAAGTGTTATTGTACAAGCCAAATTCAAACAACCTTATGCAGAGTTCATGGGTACGTTTGGTATGCCTAATCTAAATAAACTAGCAATCTTACTTGGTATTCAAGAATATAAAGATGATGCTAAAATTACGATTAGCAAACAAGAACGTAACGGAGAAGAAGTTCCAGTTGGACTATACTTCGAAAACGTTAGAGGCGACTTTAAAAACGACTATCGTTTTATGACAACTGAAGTTATTAACGATAAACTTAAAACTGTTAAGTTTAAAGGCGTTAATTGGAATGTTGAAATCAAGCCAAGTGTTGCGGCTGTACAACGTTTAAAAATGCAGGCACAAGTACACAGTGAAGAAACAACTTTTATTGCTAAAACAGAAGATGGCAACTTGAAGTTTTACTTTGGTGATCACAGTACTCATGCTGGTAACTTTGTATTCCAACCAGATATTACTGGTACATTGAAACATGGTTGGCAGTGGCCCATTAATCAAGTAATTAGTATTCTAAGTCTTCCGGGTGAAGTTACTATGCGATTCTCAGATGAGGGTGCTAGTATGATTTCTGTAGACAGCGGAATGGTTGCTTACGATTATATCCTTCCAGCACAATCTAAATAAGAGGATCAGTTAATGAAGACTGACTTAACTAAAGAACAGAATGACTATGCAGTCTTTTTGCCGGCATTAAGCACATTCTATGCACTATTTGTAGGTAGGCAACGTAGACACGAATATATTGATTATAATCGTGTTCCTAGTTTCTTACAACATGGCGTAGAAAGTATTAACTGGTTGGCGCCAGAAGGTATATGGAAATATAAATGGAGTCTACACTCGGCGGGTCATGCCAGTCTAGATTTACAAAAGGATATGTATCGTGAAGATATGTATCGTGTTCGTGATAAAAATACTAGTTGGTTACTAGGAGACTCAGGTGGTTTCCAAATTGGTAAAGGTAAGTGGGAAGGCGACTGGCGTAAAGATAGTGGTTGTCCACAAGCACAGAAAAAACGAGACGGTGTTTTAAAATGGATGGACAAGTTCATGGACTACGGAATGATTTTAGATATTCCGGCTTGGGTAAGTCGTTCCCCAGAAGGTGCGGCGGCAAGTAAGATTAGTTCATATCAAGAAGCAGTAGAAGGCACACAACAAAATAACGAATATTTCATTAAAAACAGAAACGGTAATTGTAAGTTCTTAAATGTATTACAAGGTGAGAACTTCCAACAAGCCGATGACTGGTATAATCAAATGAAACATTTCAGTGATCCTAAATTATATCCAGATGCACACTTTAATGGTTGGGCAATGGGTGGTCAAAATATGTGTGACTTACACCTAGCACTAAAACGTGTAGTAGAACTTCGCTTTGATGGTTTACTTGAGAAAGGCAAACAAGATGTTATGCACTTCTTAGGTACAAGTAAACTTGAATGGGCATTAGTACTAACGGCTATACAACGTGGTATTAGAAAAAATCATAATGAGAATTTTACTGTAACTTTTGATTGTGCGAGTCCTTTTTTATGTACTGCTAATGGTCAGATTTATACTGGACATAGAACTGTACAAGATGAAAAGTGGAGTTACTTGATGTCTAGTGCACCAGATGATAAAGCATATAGTAATGACACAAGACCTTATGATGATTTAGCAACAGATTTCTTTACTAAACAAGGAATGAATTGGATGCCTACTCCTATTACAAAAGGACTAAAAGTAAATGACGTTTGTATTTACAGTCCAACAGATGTTAATAGAATGGGTGTATCTACTAAAACTAGTTGGGATAGTTTTGCATATGCACTTATGATGAACCATAATGTTTATACACATATTAATAGTGTACAAGAAGCAAATAGACAATATGACTCGGGCAATTATCCTAGTATGCTTATTAATGATACATTTGATAAACAAGAAGTTAAAGATGTTATTGCTAGAGTATTTGAAATCGATAACAAAGATCAAGCATTAGCATTAATTGACGAGCATACAAAGTTATGGATGAAAGTAGTTGGTACACGTGGAGCAGTTGGTAAAAAAACTATTAACAGTTCTGCACAATTTAACAATTTATTCAGTGAGAATTAAATGAGAAGTCTTGTAGTAGGAATGGGTATTGGTCAACTTTACCAAAAAGTACTTACAGAAATGGGTATTGAAGTTGTAACAGTTGATCCTAAAAGACCAGCACACTATAAAACTATTCATGAAGTTCCAATTGATATGTATGATACTATACATATCTGTACACCAAATGAAACCCACGAAGACATAGCAAGGTTCCTTGCTCCGTGGTGTCATTTACTTTTTATAGAAAAGCCCGGACTTGCTACTTCTAAAGCATGGGAAGATTTACATTACGACTTTCCAGAGTGTAGAATATCTATGGTTAAAAATAACCAATATAGACACAACATTGATGAACTTACTAACATGGCAAGAACAAGCAGAAATGTAGATATCAATTGGTGTAACAAAAATAGAGTACCTAATCCAGGCACATGGTTTACAACTAAAGAATTAGCATACGGTGGTGTAAGTAGAGATCTACTTCCTCATTTGTTAAGTTTGTATCAAGTGTTCAATTCTGATTACGACGAAACACCTCCATCAGATAAGATAGCAAAGACTAATTGGAAATTAAAAGAACTACTTGATACAGACTATGGCACAGTTGATCCTAATGGAATATATGATGTTGACGATGAAGCAGGTATGACATACAAAGCAAAGTTTTGTAATTACAACCTACTCGCTAATTGGAAAACAGATTTATATGATGATGTTGGTTTAAACTTTGAAATCTTAGGTAACGTAGAACGTGTAGAGTTGGGCTTATGTCCTGAAGATGCTTATAAAAGAATGATTGACACAGGGCTGAAAAACCTGCATAATGATACATATTGGGAAGATCAATTTAAAAAAGATATGTGGATACACGAACAAATGGAAGAACTATGTTAGTAAAACTATTACAAACAACAGGCAATGGAAAATTCGAAGAGATAGAATGGGAAAAACCTAATATAGGTTTTGAAGAAATTGAAGTTAAGGCTTTGATGACAGGCGTTTGTCGTAGTGATATTGATATGATGAATGGTAACTTTGGTCCATTACCTTTGCATATGCAAGGACATGAAGGACTAGGACAAGTTACAAAGATTGGTAAAGGTATTACTGATATTAAAGTTGGTGACTTTGTTGCAACAAGAGGTGAACCTGCATATGCAGATTATTACAACTGTAGGAAAGATGAATATGTACAAGTACCTGACGCTGATCCTAAATACATTATAGAACCTGTGGCTTGTGGTGTTAACATTGTTACAAGTAATATGGAGAAATTAAATTGGAGTAGTAGCATTGCAAAAATCCAAGGTAAAAGACAACGTATATTAATTATTGGCAGTGGGTTTTTAGCAACAGTAGTATACACAAAATTAAAATTAATGCGTTTAGCAGATGATGTAGATGTATTAGGTTCGCACAATAGAAAGTTTTGGGAAGATAGACTTATAGATAAACCACGTGGACAATATGATATTGTAATCGATTTAAAAGATGATAGCACACTTGTATTTGATGGTGATATTATTAACGAAAATGCTTTGGTTATTTTGGCGGCAGAGAAAAAAGGAATTACTACAACCTTTGGAAACTTATTATGGAAAAATGCAAGTATGCAATTTCCTAGTCCTAGAAACCCAAACTTCCATAGTGCTATGTTAGATGCAGTTTCAATGATAAACACAGGAACATTAAACATAGATAACTTTTGGACAAAAGGTTACAGTAGAGATACTGAATGGCAACAAGCATTTGAAGATGGCAACAATAGACCTGAAGGATATAGCAGAGGGTATATTGTTTGGGAAAAGCATATGTTTAAAATATATGAAGATAAACGTGCAAAGAAAATTATAGAGGAATCTGAATGAAACAAATGATGAGAACATATTCCACACTAGATGGTAAAACTATTAAAACTGATAAAGCAAAGTTCTTTATGAATAAAGAAGTTGAAAAAACTCCTATGTATGGTAAACAAACTTTGTTTGTATGTGGTATACAAGATTTACAAAAGACTTTGGATCATGCAAAAAACAACAACTTATATCATATCTATTTAGGAACTGGTACAACATTTACTCCTAAAAAATTAAGTGATTGGGATGAGTGGGACAACTATATTAAAGGATTATTAGATGCTCATATGTGGGTAACGTTAGACTTTGATATGATGGAATATGGTGCTGATGTTTTAGATTCGGGCTGGACTGAAAGCAGAAGATTTATTCCAATGATGAGTTTAAAACTTGGTTATTGGAAACAATGGAATATGAACAGCCACAATGCAACAGTAAAATTCGACGATGTAGACTTTAACAAGACAAATCCAGGTGTATGGTGTATGCCATTAGATGATGCTATACAATCTCAATTCTTTTCGGATTGGGACAAGTACACAGGTGATACATTCATCGAATAATCCTAAGGAGGGAACATGATAGCAACAACTGAAGAATTAAGAAAACAACATAAAATTCTTAAAAAACAAGTAAGTGAAGCAGAGAAACTTCGAAGTGGAGACCGCGGTTGGACAAGTAAAGAAGAACTAATTGCGTTAAAAAAAGAAAAATTAAGAGTAAAAGAAGCAATAGATAAAAGTAAATCTTGACTTTACTAGAGTTTTTATGTATACTATAACAAATAACAACTGTAAAGGTCTATATGAATGGGACAATACTATAATAATATGTTAAGCGATATGAGAGCGGCGGCTATAAAAGACGCAACAGAAAAGCAATTAAACAATTCAAGCAAAATGATTTGGGTTACATTTAGAAAAGAAGGTATTCATAAATACCCGGCGGCTTTAGATGATCCTAAACTAGCAACGGGCGATGAATATGATGTAAGTTTCTTAGGTTATCCTCATAGACACATATTCCATTTTAAAGTATGGATTGAAATATTCCATGATGACAGAGATATTGAATTTATACAATTCAAACGTTGGTTGGAAAAGTTATACAGTGAAAAGACACTGGAACTTGATTATAAATCATGTGAGATGATGTCAGATGATTTATTCAAAAAGATTAGTGAACGCTACCCCGAACGTTCAGTAAGAATAGAAGTAAGTGAAGATGGGGAAAACGGCTCAGACATTAGTTATGATTACAAAAGGATATAACGAAAATGAAAGCTCAAGTGGAGCAAATTTTTGATCAACTCGATCAGTACAAGCAGTTTTGCGTCGAGAATGGATACCCATTCAACGAAGCAGATTTGGGACGAAACAATAGCCCATACGGTCATATGCTTAAAAGCATTGCAAACAAGCGAAGACCATATAATCAATGGATTAGAGATGGGAAAGCAATGAGAAGAGGATTTAAAAAGTAGATGTATAGAGTGACAGCCTATTTCAAAAATCATGTAGTCACACAAAAATTTTACGATTTGTATGATGCAATAGATTTTAGAGATAGTGCAGATGCTAACTATCCCAGACAAGTAAAATTTGAGAAAGTAAAAGACATGAGAGAATGGATCTATAATTGTTGGAATGTAGTAATGGATCATAATAAGAATCCGTTAAGTGCAATTCCCGACTTACAAGTAAGACACATGGTTATGCAGATACTTGCATTTATGTGGTCAACTATATTTGCTATTATGATTTTAGATAGTGTCTATGCATTTATGTATAGTGCTATTGGACACGTTATTTTTGTAGCAGGTGTAGTAGTTACGGTAGCAACATTCAGACAAGCAGAACGTAGTCCACACAGTTTTAATTGGATGAACGGTTACCATTCACATGGTAGAGGTCGTAACTATGTGATATGGAGAGATAAGAATGGCAATCCACACAAACAACCATTACCAGATAACGACCCTGGTGGAGAACACGAGTAAAAATGAAAACAATATACATAGTAGACTTGGAGCCTGTCGAAACAAGATATACGGCTCAATGGAAGAAACACTTACCTGAACAAATGTCTGAGTACTTAGGTACTGAAGATTACAATGTAAAAGTTATTAGTGGTGGAGATGTTCCACAGACTACTACTCCAGGTGCATTTTTGAACTTTGCTGGCACAAACAGTTACAAGAGTCAACAAATGTTAGAGATTGCTAACCTTGTAGCAAGTGGTGAAGTTAAAGATGGTGATTACTTTCTTTATACAGATGCATGGAATCCTACTGTTATACAATTAAAGTATATGGCAGAACTATTAGGTATCAATATTAAAATTGGTGGTATGTGGCACGCCGGCAGTTATGACCCAGCAGATTTCTTAGGTAGACTAATTGGTGCTAAACCTTGGGTACGTTATGCAGAAGCAAGTATGTTTGAATGTTATGACCATAATTATTATGCTACACGTTTTCATGTAGATTTATTTGCACAAAGTTTCTTAAATGATACAAAAGATATTGATCAAAATTTAGAATCAGGTAAGATGCATATTGTAGGTTGGCCCATGGAGTATCTTAAAGATACATTGAAGCCATTCGAAGGTGCAAAGAAAGAAAACATTATATTGTTTCCGCATAGAGTAGCACCTGAGAAGAACCCAGAGATCTTTGCTAAATTAAAAGAACTGTTACCAGACTATGAGTTTATTGTATGTCAAGACAAGCAGTTAAGCAAAGACGAATACCATGAACTACTAGGTAAAGCAAAGATTGTGTTTAGTGCTAACTTGCAAGAAACATTAGGTATCAGTGCTTACGAAGGTTGTTTGGTAGATACATTACCATTAGTACCTAATAGATTAAGTTACTTTGAAATGTATCCAGATGAATTTAAATATGCAAGTGCTTTAACAGTAACACTAAAAGGATTTGAAAAGAGTCCTACAGAAATTGTAGACAAAGTTAAAGACATGATTGATAACTATGACAAGTATGTTGATACTAACAATATGCTAAAAGATAGATTAAAAGATTTCTTTGATGGTACAAAACTATATAAAACTATTAAGGAAAGCGTCGATGGAGTTTAAAGATATTCCATGGAAAGACGTTTTACTTGATGCAAAAGGTTTTGTAGTATTTAAAGATGGTTACCCAGTTACAGAAGGACATATTCTTTTTGTACCTAAAGTAGCAGATTGGCAACATATGGTTAAGTGTATGGAGTCTGCTTATAAATGGGGATACGATTGGGTAGACAGAGGTTACTGTGATAGTTTTAACATTGGACAAAATGTTGGAAAAGAAGCAGGACAAACTGTTATGTATCCGCATATACATTTGATTCCACGTCGTAAAGGCGATATGGATGATCCCCGGGGTGGTGTCAGGCACGTTATCCCAGACAAAGCAAAGTATTAAAGAAAGGAACTTATGTTGAAAGAAGTAATGATTAATGCGGCAAAGAAACACGCAGAAGCAGAAATTGACCTTCACAAGGCTAACATTGAAGTTTATATGCAACAGGTTGTAGGAATTGGTGAACATAGTGATATCATCGAAACTATCCAGAAAGAATTGGATAAAATGGCTACTGCACACGATAGACTTGAAATGTTAAACAAATATTTTGGTTGACTTTTACCTAAATAAGACAGTAAACTATAACAATAGACACGTCTCGCCGTGTATAACTAGGAGAATAAAATGAGTATAAGTGAAGAAATTAAAAATCGTATTCAGGCTGATGGCACTCGCTATTGGGCTGGAGACAACATTAGTAAGTATTTAGAAGAAGGTGATAAGCAAAAGATCATTGATGAACTTACACCTAAATTTGAATCAGTACTAGATAGTTTGGTTATTGACAGACACAATGACCCAAACAGTATGGACACTGGTAAACGACTTGCTAAAATGTATATCAATGAACTAATGGCAGGACGTTACGACAAAATGCCTAACGCAACTGCATTTCCTAATCATATTGAAAATGGTTATAAAGGTATGCTGGTAGTACGAAGTGAACTTAAAAGTGTTTGTTCGCATCATCACCAACCAGTAAGTGGAGTAGCATATATTGGAATCATTGCGGCAGAACATTTAATTGGTTTATCTAAATATACTAGGATTGCACAATGGTGTGCAAGACGTGGTACATTACAAGAAGAACTTAATAATGTTATTGCTGATGAGATTCAAAAAGCAACAGGTAGTCCGAGTGTAGGTGTATACATTCAAGCAACACATGGTTGTTGTGAGAATAGAGGAATTATGGCACATAGTTCTTTAACACAGACAACTGTATTACGTGGTGCTTTTAATGAAGACATGGGCACTAAAAAAGAGTTCATGGATAACATTAAACTACAACAGGAGTTCGCTCCTAGATAGGAACATATGACAAGTGTTGATGATAGAGACAATGATGCAACGTTTGAAAATGAACAAAGTGTGGTTACTATACCTTTAAAAGAATACGACAAGTTAAAGGCAAAGCAATCATACATAACCGATCGACAATTAATATCTGTAATAGATAAAATTGAAGAGCTCGTAAGAGCATTAAGAAAACACATAGTAAGGCAGGACTTCGAATAATGTATAGACCACTACCAGACGGAATAACTATTAAATCATCTGATGTACAAGGCTTAGGATTATTTGCAACAAAAGATTTTGAAGCAGATATGGTACTAGGTATTGTCCATGTAATGAATAAGAATTTTCCACATGGTAGTATTCGAACTGCCTTAGGTGCTTTTTATAATCACTCAGAAGAACCAAATTGTAAAAATGTAAAAGGCTTTTGGCACCAAATACCAGTATGTTATTTAATAACTACAAAGCCAATTAAGGCAGGTGATGAGTTAACTGCCAAATACACACTATACAAGGACTTTAATGATTAAAGAAACAAAAACACCAAACCCTGACACAATGCACATTTATTCAGACGGATCTGTATTAATGGAAAAAGATCACCAATGGTTACAGAATCATATGAAAAAGCAAAGACAGGTTAGAAAAACACTATCTAAAAAAAGAAAACCAATAAAGAAATAATGGAACTATTAGGATTATTTTTTGTAGGGGTTCCTGTTAGTGTAATTGCTATGTATTTTATATTCAAATTTATTAACATAACAGATGAAGAGAATGACAATAGAACCAATAAAAGAAAAACTAGACGATAAAATTAAAAAACTTAATTCTACAAGAGTCTTTAAGAAGGTAACACCTAAAGGAGATTTATCTTGGTATATTAAGTGGGCGGCTAGTTTCTTTATTCTTGTTGCCGTTGCGGCTAGAAGTGCCGGAACAGTACCAGCAATAGATTTATGGTTTAGTCTAATTGGCACAATAGGATGGTTTTGGGTAGGTATGCTATGGCATGACAGAGCCTTAACTATGTTAAATGCTACACTTACTACAATATTATTAATTGGTTTATTCACATATTACGGAGGTTAAATGTCATCTATGCCAATACCAGAAAGAGTTTATGTTCCTAGTGAACAACCAGAATCCCCCAAAGGGATAGTACCAGCCAGCAAAGATCCAGGCAAGGGCCATTTTTATGTCAGTTTGGTCAAAAGTGTTTTAAGAATAGGCGCAGGAGGATCACTCCTCTATGGAAACCTGTTGTTGGCTGGTGCACTTTTTATTGTTGCCGAATTACTTGGCATCTTAGAAGAAATAGTATAGAGGATATATGTTGAAAGATTATCAAGGAAAGGTAGATAACTTCTTTAGGTGGATTAAAGGAACCGAACTAGTTGAACTACATGATATTGACGTAACAGAAGATCCTGTAAGACCAAATTTAGATTTAAATTTTAGAACTACTTATGGTCGAAAGATATATGGATTGAAATACGAAGATACTATTGAAGGTATCGTTTGTGTGGCGTTTACTAATGAAATACCAGTTACTGAAAAGGAATTGGAACTAATGAGTAAGACTGCCGAATTAGAAAACAATCCTACAATAGCAATAGCCTACACAGTATGGTCTCGCAAGAGAGGTGCTGGTAGAGAAATTATATTCAAGTTAAAAGAATATATAACAAAAGATTTACCACACATAAAACGTGTAGTAACATTGAGTCCATTGACACCAATGGCAACACATTTTCATATTAAAAATGGTGCTAAATTAATGACCATTAATTCAACAACACAAAATTTTGAATACAAATAATATGATTAACTATAACATAACATACACCACGGAGGAAACTTATGTTTAATTTTAAGAACGTAGATAAAACTATGCTGATGAAACTTGTAGCACTACACGTTATTGTGATTACAGTATCAAATGCATTAGTGGCAATACCAGTAGAAATATTTGGTGTTAAATTAACCTGGGCGGCATTTACATTCCCATTAGTTGTTATTGCAACAGACTTAACAGTCAGATTGTTAGGTAAAGAGATTGCAAGGTCAACTATTGCGGCGGCATATCCATTAGCAATTATTGGATCTATCGCAGTTGTATTGGCGGAAGGTGCACCTGGTTCAGTTGCATTAAGAATTGGTTTTGCAAGTGCTACGGCATATGCAATTGGTACAATGCTTGACGTATATGTTTTTCAATATATTAGAGAAGCATTTACAAAAAATTGGTGGTTAGCACCAGCAGTATCAACTATTGCGGCTAACATTATCGATACTTACACATTCTTTGCAGTTGCATTTAATAACAGTGCTGATGAATACATGGCGGCAAACTGGGTTGAAATTGCAGGTTCTCAAACTGTACTTAAAATCGCAGTAGGTTTGTTAGTATTCTTACCAGCATATGGTATTTTACTAAATCAACTACAAAAGAAATACAAGTTAAAATAACCTAAACAGTTATCGGATAACTTGGAACTAAAGCGAGGCTTCGGTCTCGCTTTTTTTATGGGCCTAGGTTGACAACATGAATAATTCCTGTATAATATAACATTAAAACAAAATAAAGGAACATATGCTAGAAAGTTTAAAAACAAGTTATATGGTTAGATCTCGTCCAAACACTACTTTAAAAACTTTTAATATAGATTATGTCAGAGCAATAGGTAAAGAAGATGCCATTGAAAACATTAATGACACAATATTAGCAAGAGGTCACACTATTATTGACGTTTTAGAGCCGGGAGAAGAAGCCTACGGGCTTTCAAAGAAGGATATTCAAGCACTTTTTAGGGCAAAATAATAAAAAAAGATTAAAGACCCTTGATTTATAAGGGTTTTTTTATGGGTAAAGTGGTTGACAGATTGACAAAAGGTGCTATTATAATAGTATAAGTTAAACAAAAGGAGATGTATAAAACAATGAAAATAGCAATACAAACAGTAGCAGTATTTTTAATCTTTATGGGCCTAATGGCTATTGCAGGATCAGGTGGTGATTGTGATGGTAAATGTGGTGCTGGTAATACTATTAGTGAAATGCTTATGATTATGTTTATTGGTATTTCAATGATGAGTACAGGTGGTTTTATTTTAATCAAAGGAGACAAATAATATGAACGTTCAAATGAAAAAAGACATCATGGGTATGTCATTAGCAGAACTTAATGCTTTAACAAGTTTCGTTAACGAAGTTAAGGTTATTAATGCAAAGTCAACATTAGAAGTTGGTATGAAAGTTAACATTGTACAAAAGACTAAAAAGACTCCAGGTACTATTACAAAAGTTAATCAAAAGAAATGTTTGGTTAAAATTGATGGTGCTATTGGTACAATTTACACAGTTCCAATGCAAATGTTAGAGGCGGCTTAATGCAAGACGTAACTAAAATGGAAATGGACGATTTAAGAGCAGAGTTAAATGAACTTAAATTAGGACTTGGCGGTGTTGGTACTAAAGACATAATGCATATGCACCATATTGAAGATGAAATCGATTGGAGAATTGAGAATGGTTATGCCGATCTTACTCCAGCAGAAATTGAAGAAGAATTAGCAGAAAAGGAAGAAGTTAATGCTTAATCAAGTTGCTTCATTCTTTTGGAAGGTTGTGTTTACAACATTCATCGTTTGGTTTATATTCTTTATGATTGGTTTAGGAGTAAGTTAATGAATAAAAAGACAGCAGTTTTAGGAATGGTTAGTATGTTGGCTCTTACCGCTTGTGGCGGTGGAGGAGGTGGAGGTAGTATTCCTATTTCTGCACCACAACCAATTAACTTGGGTACAGTTAGTTTTGATACACTTGCACAAGATAACTTTGCACAACTTTCAGTATTGAGAGATGTTACTGCTGACGGACATATGACTGCCACTGAAGCAGTAAAAGTTTTTAAATGGATGAATGATAATGCTAGTATGGACACTAGCGAGTTTGCAAATTATACAGTTGTAGTAGACGGACAACAAATGAACTTGCAGTCTGCTTGGAATAGATTAAAAGGTTATAAAAAAGTTTACTACGATGGTAAAGAAGACTTTTGGGAAAACGTTGTCGTAAACAAAAAGTTTGATGATGAACATACAGAATACTTAGATGTAAAAGCCTTTGCACAAAATGAAGAGAAGATTGATTTTGAAGCAGTAGGTAAAGGTGAAAAATCTATAGATGATATTAAAAATGATATTACTCCAGTAGTTGAAGAACCTATTGTAGAAGATCCAATTGAAGAAGATACTCCAGTAGTTGAGGAGCCTATTGTAGAAGAACCTATCGTAGAAGAGCCTATTGTAGAGGAACCTATTGTAGAGGAACCTATTGTAGAAGAACCAATAGTTGAAGTGACTGAGGTTAGTAGAGTTGAAGTTTCTAAAGAAATG